GAGCTCGTTTATCGAAGCTCTTGTAATCTCCAGCGATAAATTTCTTTCCAACGGTAGTCAGATAATCATAGATATTTTGCATGTCATACGAGTATTGATTAATACCAATGGCAGATGGGGTCAAATGTCCAGAATTGTTAAATGCAGCCAAAACGGCTCCATAAATCATCCTAAAGGCAACTAAGCACACCATGTCATTAGCATATATCATACGGATACGACACTCTTCAATCTTGGATGAACTAACAGTCTCGTCTTTCAGATAACCTAAGAAAATGTGATCAATCACATCTCCCTTGTAGTCTTTTATCACTTTCAATTTTTCAAGAACTAGTCTTTTGAATTCAGGATCGTAATGAAACTCTCCTTCTTCATCAAACCAGATAAACTCTTTCTTCCCTTTCCTCTGTGTCGTGTACACAAGCGGATAACCTGCCGAGGTGTCCGTTCTCAGAGAGCAAAGCACTCCGGGAATACCTTTACATGCCTCTTCAAATGTTAATCTTCTGCGCCCTACTGGAAAGTATAGCGTCTCATCATAGCACTTGAAGATATCCTTAAAGATATCATGCACACGTTCTTCGTCAACGGGGGGGTGGGTAGTAGACAGAGTATCTCTAACTGACTCAAAAATGGGATCTCTCCCTTTCGAGCGCGGGTCATTCATCGTTAGTATAGGTAGATGTTTCATTGTAGCCTGTGACATTAATCCATTTAATGCCGAAGGTCGAATCTTTGATTTCCTGGCTAAAGGAATCAATTGATTCTCAACTACTTTTTCTATCTTAACTAAGTTTGGCAAACCAGTTAAAGACTCCATCTGCTCTTCCAAGGGTCCTTGACTAACCATTTCCACGGTGTCATCGAACTCCTGGGTGGGTCGTTCAGGATTAAAACAAACATCTAAGATTTCTCTTGTGATGATTGTGGCTAATCCTTGGGGGTCAACGGTCTTGTTGGTGGTACCAGCAACATGTATTCCAATTACTTTTCCTACATGTGGTCCAGACGTTATGATCAAGGGACTTCCACAGTCTCCAATCTCCGTCATCATCTTGTACCTCCAACACTCATCAAGCTCACGCAGATCATCGAATGATCGGTAAGTTCTATTCTTCGTATATACAGCATTACTATATTTTGTTCCTTCAGACGTCCTCAGTAAGAAGGGAACATTTGTCAAATCTGATCTCTCAAACTCATTGATAAACTTTTTAGTTATATCTCTGAATTGAGGCATGACCAAATTCTCAAAATTTATCATAGCAATATCTAGCTCCCAAGACGAAACGACTTGGTGCTTACTGTATCTAGCTTTATAGTACTTACCTTTGTAAAATAGTTCCATCGGAACACCATCAGGGATGGGTCCGTCTGCGTTCAACAGGGCATGTTGAAACGTCAGGAGATATCGATCCTTCATCGGTATCACATTCACTATTCTACCTCCAATGGTCAGTGTAGCGGTCTCAATGTCAGACTGCGCCTCAGAGTAAAATACTCCTCGGCCAATCTTTGCTTTTCCTCGATTCGCAGCACGGGTCTTCTTGGCAGGTCTTGCTGACTCAGCACCGAAGGTGACTTCTTCCTCTTGCTTTTTAGACTTCACAAAACAGCGTAATCCATATAGCAGAGCAAAAACAACACCTACAACGGCTCCTTGCACAGCATAACCAGCCATAGCTCCTCCAATCGAACGGTAATTCTCA